CCCACCCTAAAACCAAAACACCAAACTATGATTAGTACAAAGATACTAACTTTTTTAGCAATTATTTATAAATGATATTATTTTCCTTATCTAACTTTGCTTTTGTAAGCATCGTGCATTTGCAATTAGCGTTATTTTCTATTCCACCAGCAGGGTCTCCTGGATGTTTCATCATTCTACCTTGAGCGTTAAACTTCTTATCCAAATCAATAGTTTTACCACTTAAAGCTACGTGCCAATCTCTCGGCATCTTTGGATGGTCGTGTAACCAGGTCTTCTCCATTTCAATAGGCATCAATTCACTTTGAGTAAATTTAGAAGCATTAGTTACCATTAAAGATTCAGTCCTTGCAATTAATCTTGCTCTTGTCTTAGACATTCCTACTTCTTTAATTAATCTTTTCTCTGCACCTCTAAATCCTTCGTTATTTTGTAAAGCAGTTTGGAATGCTGATTGTATTCTTTTTAAACTTGTTGCGTTAATGTCTTTTATGTGCTGACCGCCTATGGTGTTAAAGTAATCTTTTAAAGCTGCATCCATAATTGGATTCTCAAAGCCTACACCTATTGTAGCTTCGGGTGGTAAGTTAGCTTTTAGCCATTTAACATAGCCTCTTGATTGTTTATTCCAAGCAGTATTATAAAAAGTTTGCATAGCCTCTGAAATAGGCACACCTGTGTAAAGCATCCCTGCAATAGAGTTAGTAAATGCAACCGATTCCGATTCGTTTAAAGCATCTATAATAGGCTGAATAGATTGTTTTAAAGCTTTAGAGAACAAACGATATCCGTAAGTCTCTAAATACTTTTGTAGGTTAGTGTCAAATTCTTCTTGTGTCATTATAACGCTTTATCCGCCATTCCTAATTCATCAAGATAAGTCAAGTTAGCAGGAACTAAAATTCTATCCATATCTTCTTGGTCTAATCTATCGTAATTCATTGCATCTCTTTTTTCGTTAGGAGTAATCCACCAAGATTCTTTCATCTGTGCGACAATCTTCTCCATATCCTTTTGCATTTCGGGGAATGCTTGTGCATCGTAGTCTATGTAGTATTCTTTACCATCTCTTAAAGAGTAGTATAAAGCAACCTCGTTAAACATACCTTTAATCATATTTAGAATAGGAATAATAGTGTTTGTTACTAATCCTTTGTAAGCCATTTCCTTATTATTGTAAGAAGCAGAATCCGTAGCCATTAAGATAGGGTCTACACCAAACACTCTACATAAAGTATCTCTATCAGCGCCTATTGATTTAATTATCTCTAAATCCGCTGGACTCATTCCGATTTGCTTATAATCTACAATACCATTAGTAGCTACTATTCTCTTATAATTATCAGCACCTGTTAATTTAGTATCAATTTGTTGGTTAATTTTACTAATCTGTTCGCCATCAAGCATTGCATCCTTATCGCCACTAAATAAAAGACCTGCTGCACCACCATTAATAAATGCTTTAGCTTTTGCTCTTGTGCCTTCGTTTGAACTTGATACAGTTTCCCAAGCAGCCATCAAAGGAGACATACCATAAAGTTGATTACCACTAACATTGTAATCAGGGTTAAAGAACTTAATATGGTTTACCTCGTTTACTTTAAATTCAATCTCTTGGTTTCCTATTTGTAGCTTATAAGCACTTATAGGCTCAAAAGTACCACTACCTATAATTTGAGTAAATTGTGATGGTAAAGGATAAAGTTTAGTAGGAACTCCTTTGTTTCTACCTACTTCAGGCATAAACTTATAAGAATAAGCGTTACCGGTAATCTCTAAAAAAGAAACTAAAGATTCAATATACTCTTGTTGGCTTTGCATTTCGTTTGGTCTTGCAATTAGCTTATTCAAGTCTGTACCTTCTACTTCGGTTAATCCTTTTTTAATTAGGTTTACAGGGTTATTTTTAATTCTATTAAAACTCTTTTTGTTGTCTACCTCGTAAACATAAAAAGGAACTGAAGCAGCTTTTTTAGCAATCATATTAATAATCGCAAATACATCAGGGTTGCCTTGATAGCCATTCCTTACATACGCTCTTGGGTTATTAGGGATGTTAAAGAATATTCCGTTAAAATAAGAGAATAAAGATTGATTGTATTTGTTGCCCGCATCCGAACCTTGAGTAGGTAGTATAGCAGCTTTAATTCGTTGAAAGAAGTTCATAAGCAATTATTTTTACAAATTTACGATAAATTTAGATAACTTTTACATTACAACAAAGTCAAACTTCTTAAGTTCAAACCACATTCGCATCATTAAAGCATCACTTATATCGGGACTTCTACCTAAATGTTCTTTAACTTTGTCTTTAGGTAGCACCGCAAGTTTACCATCCTTATCAGCGTTATGCCTTTGCACCCATTCAAGTTCTTCGGTTAATTCCTTTTTAATCTTTACATCTTCGCTCATTACCCACACTCCAGCTTGATTAATTAGTTCAGCTAACTTGTAGTAGCATTCAGACTTTAAGTTAATATAGTTTCCTGTTAATGCTTTACTATTGTTAACGAATCCCTTAAAGCCATAATCAACCACACCGCCTCCGACACCATCTTCATCGCAAATGATTTGAGAATAAGGAATTGAATGTTTCTTAGATAAATGTTTAATGAATGCTGCTACTTCGCTTGTTGCCTTATGAGACAACTTATGTATCTCAATAACTCTAAAGCCTGACCAAACCATTATCAAAGTATTATCCTTACCAAATCTTGCTATATCGGCTGAAATATACCCTTTACCGCTTGGGATGTGTTCATTTGTAAACATATCAATAATCTTATCATAACCGATTAAAGCGTTATCATTATCATCGTATTCCCAATTACCATAAAGTAACCGTTCCCTACTTTGGTTATCTAAAGTTTTTAAGGATTCAATATAATGTTTAGATATAAAAGGATTGTCTACCGCTAACGCTTGAATAAATGCTTTGTTGTCATCTAATTTGTTTTCCTTACTTGGCTTATAAAAGTTATTATAAACCCATCCTTTTGCAGGGTTACAAGTTCCAAGTATTTTAGGAATTAAATTAAATTCATCAAGTTTATATCTTATTCGAGATTTAAGAATATTCCAAGCCTTTTCTGTTACCTGGTTGCATTCGTCAACAAATATAAAGCTGACCTCAAGGCTGCCCAATTCGTCAAAATTAATATCTGAAGGGTATTGAAATAAGTCTTTTAGTAAAATAGTTGAACCATTTTGAAAGGTAATGATATTGGATTGAGCGTTAAACTGATAGTGAATGCCTGACTTTAAACCTTGCATTCTGCAAACATCGTAAAAAGAATTAAGAGTAGTTTCTTTTAGTGTCTTTAAAACCGCTCTACCTATTAAGGCTCTTGTACCTGGATATTTTAAACAAGACTTAAGAATCCAATAAACACCAAGCGCAGTCTTACCACTTCCAGCACCGCCACCATAGATAATTTCTTTAGTCTTATTGTCTTCGATTAAATCAATCGCTTGTGTCTGCTTTTCCGATAGGTGCATAAGTTTTTATTTCTTCAAATACTATTCTTGCTTGAATTGGATTGTTTGCATCCCCTTCTAAAGTTGTTCTTGCAAGTTTTGGTCTTGCGTATTCAAGTAAAGTTAAATATGATTGCACAAAGTCTTTGCCCTCTAAAGAGTTAAGTTCTTGATTAAATCTATCTGTACCTTCTTCAATTATTATATTAACGAAGTTGTCCAATACTAATCTTTTTTGGCTTACTGCACCTTGTGGTCTGCCATTCGGATTTCCGCTTTTGCCTTTTTCAAACATTTGTTATCTTTTGTTATTTACAACAAAGGTAGCTATTTTATTGCATTTCTTGAAAGTTCGTATTCCTTTCGTAAGTAGCTTATCTTTTGAGTAAGAACATCTATAAAAGAATTGGTAGAAAATCTAATATTCTTAACCTCTGCTAACCTTGTTTCAAATTTACCTTCTATTACTCTATAAGGCTCACTCATTATTATAGCCTGTTTTTCTTTATTACCTTGCGTACCTTCGCCTTCTACAAATAGTCTTGCTTCTTCTATCTTTCTGGTAGTGTAAGCGTCTATGTAGCCTTTATGTATCTCTGCTTCCATTTCATTTAAAAGAAATAAATAACCAGCTAACTTTAAATTAGAGTTTATTAAGTCTTCTATCGCACTGGTCTTATTGGCTTTAATTATCTCGGCTTTGATTTTATCTATCATAATTCAGCTACCTTTTGGGTGTATGTATCAATATAGATTTGATAATCTAACTTACCCATCTTCTTTACCTGGTGTCTTTTGTATTCCAGGTAATCCATTCCGCCTTTACCTATTTCTTTTTCAAGTCTCTTATAGTATTCAATATAATTACCATTCCTTGCTATATTGCATCCGTAGCACTGTGGACGACAATTTTGTTCGTCATATCTTAAACTTAAAATACCTCTTGAATAGAAATGACCATTTTGTATCTTCTTGTAGTGATAGACTTTATCGCAAGTAAAGCATTTAACATTTAAGTCTTCATCAGCATACTTTAAACGAATATAAGTTGAAAATATAGCATCTGCTTTTTTCTTTAAGACTGTTGTACTCATTTTAATAGAATTTTAGTGTAAAACAATTCAAACACTACCCCCCAAATAATAGAGAATAGAATTATATCAAAATAACCAAATATAGGCTTATAAGTTACAATAGCTAAAGAAATAAAGAGTAACATCAAGGCTTTAAATAAATGCCAGCCATCCGTTAAAAACGAAAGCATAGTAGAAGATAGAAAAAACTTTTCGCCATTTTCTTTTTCGCCCCACTGCCATTTGTTTCGCCAGGACATATTCCAATCCCAAAACTGTCTATTTTTTAAGTTTCCAAATATAGAAACATAATACCTGGTAGATAGAACATCCATTACCGAGTTACAAATAGCTGCTAATATTATAAAGATTAAAGTCATAAGTTGTCATTAAAGTTACAAAAGTTCCCATTTTGGGATTTTTAAAGCTCATTATTCGTATAAATGCGTATCCATACGGCTAACTTTTGAGCTTTATTTGTAGTCAGGACAGGAATCGAACCTGTAACCTCTTTGGGCGAGCTGTTCTTGCGGGAAGCCCTCGTCTACCATTCCGCCACCTGACTATTTATTTTCCAGTATAAGCATAAAATTAGATATTATTTTCCAAAGTCAATCTAAAGGCTTACATTTTTCTTTTGTTTGTCATATTATAGCTTACCTCCAAATATTTCTTTGTAGTATTGTTTAAAATTATCTGTTTTACCAAATAAACCATCATCCCAAGCATCTTTCATTTGCTCCTTCTCCATTTCTTTGGCTT